CAGTATGCAACGGAATCTGCTGCAACTCTCATTACTTGACCACCCTGTTTACCATCCATACCACCTTCGTTGAATGCAAAGTATTCTTCAACTACGGGCATTAAAGAATTTTCACTTGGATCTTTTGGTGGGAGGATTTGGCGAACTTTTCTAATCTTGAGTGCATCAATCGGTCTGAGTTCTAAAATACCTTTTTTGGGATTTTCGGGGTCTATTATGATGTGATAATAAAGTCGTCCATCAATATACCATTTTCGGAAAGTATCAAATCCAGTTTCATTGAATTTCAACAGACCTAATACTTCTCTAAAGTTTTCGTTTATTTTTGTTTTAATGTCTGGTGAAATATTAACATTGGTAAGATTGAGGGAAACTGGGGCTTGTTCTCTGTCAGACACAACAGCATCATTTACTATGTCGTCTATTGCAATTTCCGTTTCTGGAAAAAGTGCCATAGATCTATAACGTATGATTAACTCTGCTTCATTCTTTGCAGAACCTTCCATATCCAAATAAGTAGCGTAAGCTCCGCCAGGAGTTCCTGCTACGTCTATTGAACCATCTTCTGATTGTGGGAGTGCAAAAGAAACGTGATCTTGTTGTTCCTTTTCTTTTTGTGATCTTCCAATTGTAAAACCAAATAATTCAACGGCCATATACTACTCCAAAAGTCAGGGACTGAGCGCCCCCGGCCCCTAGTTAGATTTAAATTATAATATAAAATAATAAAAGTTATGTCGATGTGCCCGAGACAGATCCGCCGGGAGTTCCACCACTATGACTCCAGTAATCATACGCAAATTCAACAGTAAATTCTTCAATAGCATCATTGGCATCCCAACCAAGAGTAATTTCACTCATATTAACTGGAAAAATATTTATAAAGTCGTATATCGCAATCGCAGCTGCACCAGTTTTGTGATATTGTTTTACAGTCCCTTTACCATAAAGGTTTGCATTTGTAGCTGAGACCTTGTTGCCCAAGTGAGTACCCATTGTAGCCATCCATTTTTCCATACCATTTCTAATAGCAAAACCTTCATCATTTATTATGGTAACTGTCCAGTTGTCAAATGTCTTATTTCCAGGCACTTTAACTACTCTACCAAAATAAGGAACCTCTACAACTCCAACTGTCATTGCTGGAATTGCTGCAGCTTTACATGCAAAGGTAAATTCAGCGACCGCACCACCTAAATTTGCTGTCGCAGCTGTACTTGAAATTGTAACATCAAAAAGATTAGCTCGTGCTCCGCCTGCGGCTAATGCATTATTTCTAAATTCATTTATTGTAAACGCCATTGTTATTTCTCCCCGATGACTAAAATTAAAGATGTGATGGGGAAGTCTTTTTTACAAGTACTGCCTTCGCATGCCATCGTCTTCCCCCATCTATAAGATGTGTTATATACTATTATTTATACTACTTTTTTAACCAACTACTTCTGAGAACGAAACTCCACTACGAACCGCAACAAAGTTTAGTTGAATAAAGTTGATAGAACGATTTGGTTTAACATAAATGTCACCCACAAATTCGTTACGGTCAACCACATCACCAGTATTGTTTGAGTCATCACAAACAACTTTAAAGTCTGTAAGACCATCACGGCCTTGAACATTCCTCAAGAATGGTTCTACCGCACCAACAAACTGAGCTCTTGTGAAAGCATCGTTGAATTCAAATAGTTGTGCTCTAGCAAATTTTGCAATAGCCTTTTCAAGAATAATGAAAAGTCTTCGTACATTAATTCTATCAAATGCAGAAGGTTTTGCAAGAAGAGTCTTATCACCAAATAAAACAGTTCCAGAACCCATAAATGTTGTTACAGGATTAACACCGTTCTTATAAAGTATGTTCCTTTCAGATTTTCTTGGATTAAAAGGAAGTTTTATTACATTTCTGAAGTTTCCTCTATTAAAACCAGCGGGAGAGAACCAAGCATCTCTACTTGCTTCTGTAGCAGCAGTGACACCTGCGGTATCTCCACAAAGTGGAACATAACGATAAACATCGTTATACTTGTCATACTGATATTTCCAACCAGAATCAAGAACTGCATAAGAAGAAGACCCTAGATTATTTCTAAATTCAACTACATCATCAGCTTCACTTCCTTCGTTGTTTACTACGTCTGCCAGTTCTGGTGAAAGGAAAGCTACACAATCTTTTCTAGCTTCAGCGATTGCAATAAGTTGAAGTGCGACTGTTGCAGAAGCGACTCCACCAATCAGTAGTCCAATATCAACTTCTTCTGCATCTTGAAATTTATTAAATGCAGTAATTTTATCTGCATCAGAAGGAGCAGAACCATCAACTCCACCAGATAAACTTGTAGTTTTTACGAATGAACCACCAGTAATACCAGAAGCATATTCTGCTCCAGCGGTTGCAGCTGTTCCCCATGCGGTGACATCAGCACCAGCTGTTGTATAAGCATCACCTATAGCGTTATGATCCATCCACCAAACATATTTTGACCTACGATTAAGAACATCAACATAATAAGCTGACGTACCATCTTCGTATTTTGCATTCTTTGCGACTGAAGTACCAGTGAAAGTTTCTAATGCTGATTCTCTTGTTCCTGTCCACTCTCCGTCTTCATCCACAACTACAATGTGTACTTCATCAAAGAGAGCACCTTTTGCACCAGAATGTTCTGTAGTTACTGGTTCTTTGTCAAAAATACCAGCATATTCCCATGTTCTGGAATATGTTTGAGCAGTCGCAGTATTTGTGAATGGTGTAGCAACGATCATTACAGAAGAATTGGTTATTGAAGATACTCTTCTTTCCTCTCCGTTAATTTTGACGATATCACCGGCTGAAAATTGTAAGTTCAAAGCTGTTGCAAGAACATCAGTTGTTCCAGTTTGAGTTATAGTTGTACTATTTGCTGTTACTCCAACTGTTCCTAACATATTCCTTGTTGGTTCTGAAAATGCTGACCTCTTCAAACGAATAGCTGTGTTACCTGCACCAACTACCGAGGTAGGTGAAATTGAAACTGCTGCAACTGTATTTGAAGTAATTGCACTAATGACAGCACTGTATGTGTTTCCTCCACCAACAGCAGTATTGATTCTATCACCAATTCTTAATTCTGTTCCGAAAAGAGTAGAAGTTCCAGTTAGAACTCCGTCTGTATGAACATTGACTGAACCTGTAAGTGTTACATCACCATTTGAAGCAACTACTGTATTACCAGATGCGAGATTAGCTCTTGTTGGGCCACAAAGAGAAACTTTAAGACTGTTTCCTAAAGCCCCAGCATATCTACCAGCCCAATCACCTTGAGCTGTTACTGGTGATCCTTCTTGTTCTGAAAATGTTGCTTGATAAAATGATGTGTTTGAAATTAAAACAACAGTTCCACTTGAAGAAGAGTTCTTCATTGCTGTGTTTGAAGTTCTTACAACATGAAGTGCACTTGAATACGTTAAAAAGTTTGCTGCTGTTAAAAATGAACCGAATGTGTTTGCATCAGGAGATTGAAATCTTTCTACTAGCAAATCTTCTGAATCAATCAAAGTTACATCATTGACTGGGCCCCATCGGAATACACCTGCAAATCCAGCATCTATGGAAGAAATGCCAGGCACAATAGTTGTTAAGTCAATCTCAGATGTGTTTACGCCGGCCGATACTTGAAAAGGCATGTCATCTCTCCTAATTAGTTAATTAATACAAAGTTATCTTATTATGATTATTTATAAAAACCCCAAACTCTGTATTTTGAATATTTATTGAGATATAAATAGTTATATGAACTCGCGGAGGTAACATGAAAGAGATTGAACGCTTTTTAACAAAGATAGACAAGAACACAGGAAGTGGATGTTGGGCATGGAAGGCTTCAAAGACACAGCAGGGATATGGAATGTTTTCATATCAAGGAAAATCTATACCTGCACATAGGTTTTCTTATTTACATCATAAAGGAGAAATCTCTTCGGGGTATATCGTACATCAAATTTGTGGACAAAATTCGTGTGTGAATCCAGAACATCTAATAGTATGTACAAAATCTGAATCAAGAATAGATTACAATTCTACAAGAATACATCCAGATGCTAAAAAATTACTTCAAGATATAAGACACGATAAAGAAGAACCTGACGCGGATTTTGGGTTTGGAACAGATGTTTAAAAATAAGTTCTTTGTGATGGTGATACTTCCCACGTTTGACCTGTATTGTCTGTGTATGTATCTTCTTCTCGGCCATCATCAATAATACCAAATGGAAGCATATCCTGTTCAAACTGTTCTTCAAATTCTTCATACATTTTTTGTCTAAGGTCAAGATCTGTCATATCTTTAAAATATCTTTGTTGAACCAACCAAGCAAAGATTACTAACGTCATTGCAAGGTCATCGTGTGTTCCTTCTTCTGCTTCATAAGAGTTGTGTTTAGATGCAAAAGTTGTCAGTTCCGCAATAGTCTCAAAGTCTGGAACGATTAACTTGTCTGTCTCAATCATTTCTTTTAGAGTGGCACACCCTATTCTTTTAAGTTGTTTACTGGTTCGTATTCCAAGTTGAATATTCTTTGAAAATCCACCTCCAATTTGTTGACCTGCTCTACCCTTCATAGAAGTTATCATAACATTTTCATACTCAAGGTCATAGTGTAAAGTTTCTGCCACTTGTGAACCCATATCATTAATTTCTAACAGTATGAAGGCTGTGTTATATCTCATTCCCACTTGGTATATAATATTTGGATATAACATAGGTGAAATTTGATTATCTCTATATTTTGCAACTTGACGATATGGTATCTGTGAAACATCAAAAACAGAGAAGGCGGAGAAATCTTGACCCTTACCCTGAGCAGTATCCACAATCATACAGTATGTTGCTTTCTTTATTGGGTCTTCATAAACATCAATTCCATTTTTTGAAAATATAGGTTTCTTAAATACCATTGTTCTTAGTTTTGATGCATCTATAAGAGTACGAGTAGACCCCAAAAATTCACAAAGAAATTCTTGATTGAATTGAACTTCACTAGTATTTTTGATTGTTTCTTGTCTCCACTTCTCATCTCTGCCGGGCACTTGAGTATAATGAACTTCTATTGGAACGTAGTTGTTGCGTTTCTCTTCCGCATCTATCCACATTTTATAGAATAAATTCATACCTAGAGGGGTAGAAACTATAAACACTTTAGTAGTTTCACCAGAAGATATCGTAGGATAAACAGAGGTAAAAAATGATTCAGCGATGGTATTCGGCACGTGTGCGAACTCATCAAGAAAAATGATGTTGAAAGAAGACCCCCGAACTGCAGAACCAGAAGTTGCAGATGCCAACATCTTTGAGCCATTTTCCAGCTCAATATTTCCCTTATTCCAAACTGTCACACCTTGCTGAAGAAATTTTGGTAGATGTTCGTACGCCAACTGTAATCGCGATAGAAGTTCTCTGGCGACAGCACCCTTGTTCGCAAGTATTGCCACATTGACTTCTGGATTGAATAGAACGTAGTGTAGTAAATAGGATATGATGGTAGTGGATTTGCCTGTCTGTCTAGGCATTTTACATATCACAAATCTTTCATCATGAAAATGATTTACCATGTCCTCTTGAAAATCCCACATATCAAATTTTACAAGGCCTCTATCAACATTCACAATTTGAACATAATTTTTGATAAAGTATAGTGGAGATTCCATACACTTCTTGTACTCTTCAACTGCTTCAGGTGTCCAATCTACACTGACACCTACACCCTTTAGATTGGGATTTCCGAGGTAAGACTTTGTTCCCATCACTCTTCTTCATTTTCTTTTATGGCCATCCCCTTCTTGAGAAACTTTTGTAATTCTGCCGTGGAACCAAC